CGTTACTAGTGCCTGTGGTGTTTGCGGTTAAAGATAAAGCACCAACGGCAACATTAGAAGCACCTGTGGTGTTTGCGCCTAATGAGTTCCTACCAACACCAGTATTTTCACTACCTGTTGTATTAGCACTCATTGCTTCTCTACCAACAGCAACATTTAAGTCACCTGTGGTGTTTTTAAATAATGAGTTCAGACCAACTGCTGTGTTGTTTGAAGCTGTAGTATTTTTTTCTAAAGCCTGATGACCTAAAGCAGTATTACCTGCTCCTGTGGTATTAACACCTAAAGTTCCATAACCCACTGCCACATTATTACTTGCTGTCGTATTAGCGTCTAAAGAATTACTACCAATAGCCACGTTGTTAGCGCCAGTTGTATTGGCTCGTAAAGCATCCTTACCAATTCCAGTATTATTAGCACCTGTAGAGTTTATACCTAACGAATCTACTCCAACGGCTGTATTGTTATCTGCGGTTGTTGTGTTAGATAAAGAAAAATATCCAATTGCGGTGTTTCCATCGCCTGTTGTTATTGCATCCCCCGCTCTATTTCCAAAAGCTGAGTTTTGAGTTCCTGATGTATTTGCTGATAAAGCGGCATAGCCTACTCCTGTATTAGCACTAGCAGTAGTTACAGCGTCACCTGCTGTGTATCCGACAAATGTATTTTCATCACCAGTAGTAATCGCAGTACCTGCTTCGTCACCCACAACAGTATTATAATTACCACCGCTTGCGATGGAGTTGCCTGCGTTGACACCTAGTCGTAGGTTGCTTGTGCCTGATGTAGTAGATGAGTAGTCACCTGTCACAGACAAGGAAGAAGGGTTAGTACCTAACTCGACAATAGCTGCTGATGCGTTCTCAGTGTATAGACGCTTGTCAGTGACGTTAACCGCTAACTCACCTTGTACTAGATCGCTTGCAGAAGGTGCGTCACCGCCTGTGGAACTGTTCTTAGTTACTATCTTTGTAGCCATAATTGTATACCCTTAGTATGTGCCGCCTAGTAGCGTACCCGCAGTCATGTTGTCTGCATTTAAAGTTGAGTTAGATTGTAAAGCTGAGTCTGCCTTACCGCCCTGTGTTGATGTAGCGTAAGCTGATGCGGCTGTGGTGGCTACATCTCCCAACCCTAGTGTAGTTCTAGCTGCACCTGCGTTAGCATCGTCTATTAGCGTAGCCCCGTAGGTAGACACCGTAGAGGCCACTAGAGCGTTGTCTGCCTTAGTGCCTTGGGTTGCTGTAGCATAAGCGCCAGTAGCCGTTACAGCGGCTGTGCCTAGCCCTAACGTAGTTCTAGCTGCTCCTGCATTGGCATCATCTATTAAAGAAGCACCATAAGTAGAAACTGTAGAAGCCACCAGAGCATTATCTGCTTTAGTGCCTTGCGTTGCTGTGGCGTATGCGTTAGCTGCTGTGGTAGCTACTGTGCCTAATCCTAGAGTAGTACGTGCAGCGCCTGCGTTAGCGTCATCTATTAAGGAAGCACCGTAAGTAGACACTGTGGAAGCTACTAGTGCATTGTCTGCCTTAGTTCCTTGGGTCGCAGTAGCGTATGCATTAGCTGCTGTCGTGGCTACTGTGCCTAGCCCTAGGTTGCTTCTGGCTGTGCTTGCGCTAACTAGGTCGGACAGGTTGTTAGCTTTGACTGCTGCACCAGAGAGTGTACTAGATGCACTTGAGGCGCTACTAGCGGCTGCTGTAGCACTGTTAGCTGATGCTGTTGCTGAGTTAGCGGAAGCAGTGGCTGAGTTAGCTGAAGCTGTTGCAGTACTCGCTACGCTAGTAGCACTGTTGGCTGCTGCGGTTGCTGATGCTGCTGATTCGTTTGCTTTAGTTGTTGCAGTACTTGCAGATGTGCTTGCACCTGAAGCACTAGCAGCGGAGGCGCTTGCTTTTGTAGTGGCTATGACAGCCTGTGCTGTGACTAGTGTAAGGGTAGAGTCCGTATTGGAATCTCCCGCACCACCGTCACCTCTAAATATAGCCATGAATAGTCCCTACAGAAACAAACAAGAAAAAGAAAGGAGGGACTCCGAAGAATCCCCCCAGTTTGTTACCTATGTTTAGCCGTTAACAGCTATAACAAGACCTGCTTCTGGACGTAGTACCTGAGTACCGTACAGAGTGTCAGCAGTGTAAAGAGTTCCTAACCACTCTTGCTTGTACTGAGTTTGTGAGCGGATAGCTTGCTGCTCTGCAAGAACCATTGCGTCCTTGTGGAACAACATAGCACCTTTAACGTCACCGCCTGCTGAGTTAGCAGAAGCAGTTTCAATAATAGGCACGTTGCTAGAAACAAATACGTCAATGCCGTACAAGTTACCAATCTGTCCGTTCTTAACACCACGACCGTCTACAAAGTCAGAAGACATATAACGATCAATACCCATGATGGCGTTACGCAGTGAAGGAGGAACAACAAAGCTACGGTTATCCATAGGGGTGTCTGCGTCATCCAGAACCTGAATAGCAGCACGAAAGCCTGCGTCAGTGAATACGTCACCGGCAGCTACAGTGTCAACTGCATAAGCAGTAAGACCAGTAGATGCGTCAATGAAGCGCACGTTGCTGTGAACATAGTCAGAACCAGAACCGTTGTCATCACCAAACTTCTTGCCCAAGGCAAACAGATCGCTGTCAACTTGCTTTGCCAAGCCATAACCCGCATCGCCAGTGTAGAAAGCGCGGAGTGAAGCAAGAGCCTGTACTTCGGTAATGTCTTCGATCAAACGAGAGAATTCAAAGTGCTTGTCAATGTTTACAAGTACTTCAGACTCAACAGTCATCTGAACAGTAACAGCAGTGTTGGCTGCTTTAGCAGTGGCTGAACCACGGGTAGGTTTAGGGATATGAATCACATCGCCTTTCTTACCTGTCATTGGCATTTTCTTGACTAGGTTAGCCAAGGTTAGGTTTTGCTTGTATGCAGCAATTACTTCATCACTCCAGATTTCTGGGATGAACTTAGCTGCGCTTGTGTTGTCTACGAAACCGCCTGTGGCGGGATATACTGATGTAGCCATGATAATACTTCCTTAAAAGAGTTTTATTTACGGACTCTTCCTGTTGCGTATGCATCCATTATCTCATCACTCAAGGATAGATAGCGTTCAGGATCGTCCTGCATAAGTTTAATAATGTCTGAACGTCTATAAACTTTACGCGACTTAGCTTCACTACTACCTGTAGCTCCACCTGTGGAAGCGTTCTTAATTGCTTCCTTACGTTGCGTCTTCTCTGTGGCTACCGTCTGACCAACTACTTGTTGACGTTCCTTCCAATTAGTGAAAAGTTCATCAGCGGCTTCATGGTCATAACTCTGGTCTGCCTGTACAAAAAGCTGTGTCCGAATCTTTGAAGCTTTGATCCAATCAGCAAACTTAGTATCAGTCAGGATGTTTTGCATGTCGGGATGACGTTGTTGCAATGCAGCCTGTGCTGTACTCTGCTTATACTGTTGGTTCTGTGCTTCAGCCGCCTTGATTGACGGATGATTCTTAATAGCCCTCTCGACTGCCTTGTCGGGATCAGAGAAAAAGTCTATGTCTTCTTCAGGTTCTGGGGTTGCTTTTGTTGTGTCGAGTTGTGTCTGGATATAGTTATCAACGACTGATCTTAGTTCCCCTACTTCTGAACTTTGACGGCCTAGGAGCTTCTCAGCTTCTTGGTGCATCCGTACAATCTCTGCTGTACTTTTGTTCTTATACTTATCGGGGATGTCATCTTCGGGAGCAGGAGTTTCCTGTTCAGGTTCCTGTGCCTCTATCTGACTGATCTCTGCTTCGTCTTCTTCTGTTTCTAAACGCTCGTCTACTAGTGTTGCCATTATTAAACTCCGTGAGTAAACTCATTATGGAGGTGTATTATGTAGGGCTTCCCAGTATTAGGAATTGGCCTTACGCTCTTGTTGCAGTTTCTGTGATCTATTCTTCATCCACTTTCTGGTAGCACCCAAAAAATCTCCAGAGATGGGATCAAGCTTAGATCGAACTGCGCTTATAATCTTTACGGCATCCTTGCCGCATACTTCACATTCGGTTGTTGTACACTCTGATTCTCTGTATCTCTCAGTTATGTGCGAGTCCTCACAACAATACTCATACATGGCTCTCATTGTATTTCTTCTTCCGCTTGCTCTATAAAGTCTTGCTCTGCGGTGTCCATCTGAGCTTCTAAGTTCAATAGATTAGCTATTACGGAAAGTTGTCCTTTGCGGAAGCGTAGGTCATCTCCATCTTTAGTTAGTTCTATTGAGTTAATCTGTACCGCGCTAGTATTTAGATCGTCTAGTAGCTGTTTCCAACCTAGTGATCCAAACATCATTCTCATTTCACGGTAATATAGCTCAAGTTCTTTGTCGATCATACTGTTTCTCCATAAGGACAGTTGATTAAATGTAGTTTACCTAGTAAGTATACCATAGATACACCTAAATGTCAAGGTATTTCTTACTTACTTAGGCTTCTTCTGCTTATTCTTGAGGACTCTTGCGCCCCTCTTAGGCAAAGACACTGTAGACTTCTTAACTTTCTTAGGTGGTTTACTTCCGTACATAGTTATCTCCTCGATTTAGCACCGGAACACTTCCAACGCTTACGTGATAGGTTATTAGGTGTGTTAGGATCGTTCTGTTTAGCTTTAGACAATCCTTTTTTGATACCTAGGCTTCTAGCACAATAGGAATCGCCTTTAGAAGTCCCCGCTTGTACGCGAGAACCCCCACCTTTGGCCTTACCTGCCTGCCCATAGCTAACTTTCTTACCGTCAGCAGTTATCTTAACCTTTGCTTTTCCCTTTGACGGTGTTTTTGTTGGCATTCTTAACATCCTCTTCCAGTGTAGCTAGTTTTTTAAATAGTTCTTCAAACTTAGTATTAATCTGTGCTACTACACTCTCTAACTCTCTTGAACTTATCATTGTAAAGGCAATCCTTGTGGTGGTTGAGCAGGCTGTAGTGCCTGTTGTTCAACTTGCTGTTGTTGCGGTAGTGGTGTAGGCATTGGCATTGCTTGTTCTTTGATGTTACCTTCCTTAACTGCTACTTCACGTTCCTTTAGAAGCTGCCCTGAGATTTTAAGACGCTTCTCAAACTCTTTATCGTCTGCATTACCTACCTGTAGTCCCGCAGTTGACGCTCTTATCCGATCAATCTCTAGCTCCTGTGGTATAGCCTGTGCTTCTACTTCCATCTTCTGCGATCTAGCGGCAGACTCTTGTGCCTGACCGTTAAGTGCAGCAGACTGAGCAGCTTTAAACTCCATTTCAGCTTGTTGTGCTGCTTGCTGTGCTTGCTGTTGCGCTTGTTCAGCTTCAGGATTAGGCGCGTTCGCTT